TGAGAGCCATCATAATTTATTTCTAAACAAATAAATGAACCCTCAACATTATTTGTAGGTGCTGAAAATGTAGTGTTTTCTGTAGTTAAATGATATGCGTTTGGTTTAGCTTGTGCGTCCCAAGCAACTGCATTTGATGATGAAGTCAATGCTTGTTGTGGGATATATGCTAAATCGTTAAATTTGATAGCCCCAGTACCATTTGTTGTAAAATCTATATTGCCATTTGCACCATCAGTTATAGTAATATTTCCTGAATTAGTGCCTGAGTTTGTTTCTAAAACTAAATCATTAGCACCATTACTTGATAAAGTTGCCGCCGCCGCCCCTGTTCCAATGACTATTTTGCCTGTGCCTTTTGGTAAAATATTTAAGCTAACATTTGTTTCTCCACTTGCACCAAGCGATGGTGCATTTCCTGTTGCGGCATTAGTTATTTCTAATTCATTAACTGCTGACGCTGTTGTTTGAAATATTAGTTGTTCGTTGCCATTTTCATCTTTTATAAAGTGTGCATCATCAATAGTGATATTAAAACTGTTTGTATCTAAATCTCCTCCAAGTTGAGGAGTTGTGTCGCCAACAATATCAAAGCCTGTGACTACACTATCTATAAAATTTATAGTATTTGCTGATGTATCTACAGTAGCAACAGAAATATCATCGCTACCATCAAAAAATTTAATTGTTAAACTATTTGAACCTGAATTGGTCGTGTCTAACCAAAGAGTTCCTGTTGTCGCTGATCCTGGTCGTGAAGTACCAGAATGCATAGAATTTAATGCACCAAGTATATTATTCAATTCAGTTCTAAAT